TAGTCTGAAAAAGTATATCTCATCATAATCTCCCTTAAAATACTATTAAAAGCATAACAGTGATTACCCACAATACGGGTATAAGCACCAACGCTGTCGCAATAGTCACAAGCATACACTTGTGATTGTCTCGCCTGCGTCGTGCTATGGCGCTAGGCCGTTGTGCTTGATATTGCATGGCTAATTATCCGCCTCTGCTAACTCTTCGGTAATGATTCCGTCAAGCGTAAACTCGCCCTTCACGGCCTTCTCAGCCATGTAGCGTACTCGTGATATACCGACGAACGTATCACCCGAAAAGGCGTATAGCACGCCGTCAATAGTTTTGTGGACGTATCGGCTCGACCGCCTCACGTGTTGATTACGTACCGCCATGTATGCCCCCTTTGCGTGGGTTATGTAATATTATTAGGGTATACCATACGTCCACCCGTATACACGGAACGTATGGCATATATTACCCATGTTACTAGTGATAACCGCTAAGCCCATATCTCTCTCGTTGCTACGAGTAGGATGCTCACGCCATTACCACCAGTAACAGAGGCGCAAGCAACTGCTTTGCAAGTCGTCACCTAATGACGCCCAATTGCTTGCGATTCTCTGTTATCTATACCAGTAGGCTGACCACAACTCAGATTGTCCCACCTGCCCACCCTAATACTACTGGGTTATTGATTAGCGCCACCGCTCGTCATACAGACTGTGGTGCTTAGGCGTGGCGAAAAGTTGTGCGCCCTCCTACTGATATAGATATTGTCACCACGCTCTCGCCCAATTGCAGGGCTTGTCGGCAGCGTGGTGACTCAGTTTTAACCCCCGTGCTCGTCACGCCATTATATAAGAGGGTCATGCGCCTAGTGTCATGATGTAGGTCAAAGCGATGGTATCTTTGTGCCCGTCTCGCCTCTTATAGCCCTGCGTGTCGTCGATGATGTCGATGGGGTTTAAATTGTAAATGTGCGATGACATAACCTTTGCGTAGTTAGTCCGTGGCTCTTACTGGTCAATCAAGTTTTCGGCGGTGAACTGACATATAGTCAATGTTCGGTGCTCAGTGGTCTGATTGATTGTGTAGGTGCTTTTCGTCTGTAACCTTTGCTTTGGTTATGTTCCTATAATAGTCCTTTAGGGTATAGAAGTCAATGCATAACGTGTTTATTTTTAGAGATTATGGATATTTGACATTGGATTATGTAATTTAACAGGGGTGAGACTGTGGATAAGTGGTGTTGCGTAAAATACATCGAAAATGTTATGAAAAGATTTTTTCGTTATTTTTGGCAAAAAAAATAAATAATTATTTAGGTATCATAACGAAGATAACAGATAAAAGACAATTTTTTGATTTACTTATTTTCCTATTCTTCTTTTTTAAAGGAAATATAAAATCAACTAGAACAAAAATAGAACACTTTATACCATATATATGCGATTATGTCCTAATATGTAGTTAGTGTATACCATACACCCATGCATGTAGCCATGTATGTAACTATACATGCGTACATATCAATCGACCTAGTAAGTGTATGATATACAATAATATAAATGCATAATAAAATATATTAGGGCAATAGTCAAGCATGGGGGGGGAGGGTATCAAGGCACAGGAGAGATATATTATATATATGCTCCCCCACACTCTCGGAAGATATAATTCAAAACAACCCTAGTATTATGTTTACGAGTGTGCTATGCTAGACACATGAATGAAAACAACCAAGAGATTTTAGCACGAGCGATACAGAAGGCCCTTGATAGTGGATGGATTCCAATAGTTTTTGGAGTCGACCCGCTGGAGATTGAACGCCGAAATACCAAGTTCATTATAGAGGGCACGGACCCGCGAGCATATATCTATTCTCACGACTTTGCCAAAGCACTGTGGGGAGAGAATACATGGATAGACCCAGTGTCGCTTGAAGTAGGAGTGATGCGCCATGTTTCACCGCACCTACCTATGTGGCAATACCACATACAGCAAATGGTCGTAGCAGAAAACCCAATAAAATATTTAGGAGAGAACTTATGAACGACGTCAACCCACAAAAAACACTGAAAGAGCAGATGCTCGACGAGGTGGCGGTATTCGCGACGAGGTATTCAGTAAAAAGGTTACGCATATCGACGCTCAATTTTGAGTTCGACTACGTGCAGGGCGAGGACGGCAGCATGACGCTTGCGCGTGAGAAGGCGGTGATTTATGCGCTCGGGAAGGTGACGAAAGTACCGATTGGCGAGGGCTGCGAGTTTTCCACATACGAGGAAGCGAAAAAGGCTACCAAAAAATACTGGAGCGAGTATTATAAGAATATACGGGCATCACGCTCAGAAAAGGACAAGCTCGCGGAAGCACGACGCCAGAAGCGGTATCGTGAGAAGCGGAAAGAGAAACTCATCGACTTGAAACGCCAACAGTAGCGGGTAGCTACACCACATCAATCATCAATTATAGGGGTATAAAAAACAATGGGGCATCAGAATCAGGGGTATGCGCTCGTCTCCATGAGCAATGGCGACGTGTACTACGTCAGCATAGACGCAGCGAAAGAAATCAAAGGGCAGCTCACTAGAGAGCCTAGCATAACTTTTATTGAGGCGGTGGACATAAAACAGCACACTAGGGTCACGATAAATGTCGCACTGGTCAGTTCTCTTGTGATAAAGGACGGTCAAGATGCCTAATCAACAGCAGGAGGAGCTCAAGAAGCGGAACGCGGACGACATTAAGGCCATCAAGTCTACGCCGAGTGATGAGTTGCCAGTGTTGCCCGAGACCGTGAAGAACGGCGACACATTACAATGGTTTTATCGAGCAGTGATTGACAACTTCACCTGTTCAAACGGGCGAAAGTCCCCACTTTACCTGCGCCGTAGCGAACATGGCCTTGCTGTCAGAATCAACTGTCAGTGGAAACAGTACCGACGCGGCGAGCAGGTGGAGTTTTGGCGCGATGCGATGGCAGCCTACCCTGAGTTGCAGGAGTCGAACTGGTCAACAAAGCGAGCACAGGCGCTTTGGGACTACTTTCAGGTGTATGCGCCAGAGATTGAGTTTGACAACCGCCGCTACTTCGAGATGGGGAATTGCGTGCTCGACGGATTCACGGGCGAACTCGATTTTGCCGACGAGCGGTTCCTTACAAGCCCCACGACAAGAAGCTCGAAGCTGAATTATCTCCCAGAATATGAGCCTGGGGTTGCATGGAATCAGTGGTATGACACGATGGATGAGCACCAACAGCGTGTGCGCGACTGGAGCGTCGGCTCGGCACTAATTGGCAATCACGGGCTATTATTTACCTTCGGTCAGAGCCGAACGGGCAAAAGCACCCTAGCTGAAGGACTGGCCGAGGTCTTAGGCTCGGGAGCTGGTGTATTTTCGCTATCTCGCAACTGGGGGCGATTTTACACCCAACATATGGACAATACCACTTACCTATATGATGCCGATGCGAAGGGGGCCAAAAACCAGAACAATGAGAACTACGGCACGCTGCACTTGATGGCGAGCGGCGACCCGATTCAGGTCGAGGTGAAAGGCTCGGAGATTTACCAGACGACCAATTATGGGTTTATTGAGGTGATTTCCAACGCGCCAAGCACGATGATGTTCGAGCAGTCACTTGTTGACCGAGTGAGGTTTTGTCTCTACACCTACATCAGCCCACGGGCCGATGGGGGTCAGATGAAGCGGATGATTCTGGCTGATAAGCAGGCGTGGCTCAATTACGCTGTCGGCTGCGCCATAAAATTAGCCAAAGGAGAGACTACTCGCCCACCGATTGACGAGTATCAGATGTACGGCTGGATTTTGTGGTTGCAAGAAGCTAACACTTATGGGAAGATGTGTGTAGAAGAGGGTCGCGTGCTGACCTATCAAGAATACAAATATGCGTATGAGGGTACACAACGATTTATGCTTACGAAAGAGACGGTAGAAGAAATGAGGTCAGGATTCGCTGAGTTATCTCGGCAGTACGGCCGTAATTTTCTCGACACCGACTGGACTGAGTATGGCGAAAAACTAAAGGGGGGATATTACCATGAAGAAGCTCCAAAACTCTTTTAACGATTTTCTTCCGCAAAAATACCTCACGTTTCGTCGCTCAGTGTCTCAGTTGAACTCAAATCAGGCAGTCGTCGCAGAGCTTTTGCGCATTTGCTGCGAAGAGGACGACGTGAAGGCTATAAAGCTGGCGTTTGAACGCATACTTGGCAAACCAGAGAAGGTAATTGTGATTAAGCGGACGATTGTGCGAACCGTGTTCCCCGACGCTATCGGAAAAGCTAAGGCTGCACTGATAGACGACAGAGTTTATGACGAGGTAGACTCGACGGTGAGCTTATTTGAGAACAAGCTTGTCATAGATGAGTCTAACGCCCCTGGCATACTTTTGCGCAAAATGCTCGATGAAATAGGCGAAAAAGAGCGTGAGTATTCCTATAACGTGATTGACGACAAGGACCGATACACTGTGGCTGAGGTCATGGTGGCCAATTTGTACGGTATTGCGATGCGCGGCTCTAATCTCGGTGCGATAACTATGTTATTTGACTACCTAGACGGCTGCGTGGCTGACGTGATACGCCTAGACGGCGAAGATACCGTATTGCTCGAAAGCTGGGCTGACGTGGCCCCATACGAGGCCAAACAGGGTGACGATGGCGTCTGGTATATCGAGACTGAGGCAGTGGCATGACCAATATAGTCGACGTTGCTACCGAAAAAATGTCTAATGACCTCGTTAATTTCAGGAATCGTCGAGTGTTGGGGGTTGGCAACCAGCATAAGTCGCACGACTGTCCGCACTGCCGGCGCGTCCTATACTCAAAGGGGGCGCTAACGCGGCATATTAACGAAGAGCACTGGGATAAGGAAGCCGCTGAATGAGCGTTTTGAAAATCGGCGCGGGCATTGTACTGCGCTCGTATCAGAGGGCGGTGCTCAAGGCCTTTGATAACGGTATCCGCTTCATAGTGCTCTGTTGGAGCCGTCGCGCGGGAAAATCGCTGTTTGCGTGGACGCTGCTCATCCGCGAGGCAATCAGCAAGCCTGGCACATATTGGTATTGTTTCGATAACTACTCCACCGCCTATAATGACATTTGGATAGCTATGACCTCTAAGGGGATAAAGTTCCTCGACATGATACCAGACGATATGGTGGTACGAAAGAATAGCGCCAAGATGGAGATTGAGCTGACTAATGGCTCAGTGATTAAGCTGGTCGGTATCAATAAGGCCGATAAGCTCGTCGGTACAGGACTTATGGGTGTGGTTTTCGACGAGTATGCCGTCCTGAACCCTGCCTCAATCGAGTTCATTACCGCCATGCTTGGTGAGACAGGCGGTTGGCGCGTAATGATTTCTACACCTCGTGGCAAAAATCACTTCTTTGAGGAGTGGAACTTTGCGCTTGCTCACCCTGAGTTCGCCTACGCGAGCAATATGCACTGTGGTATGTCAGAGGTAGCGCAGTATATGGCAAAGGGATTCCTTGAAACCGAACGGTTGAAAATTATCAACAAGTATGGCAACGATGCCCTCTATCAGCAGGAGTACATGACGAGCTGGATTAGTCCGAATAGCGGGTCTGTCTTCGGTGCGCTCGCCAAGATTATGAAGGAAGAGGGGCGCGTCTCTATGCTTAACATTGACAAAGAGCATCCCTGTTACGCTGCGTGGGACTTAGGAAACGCCGACTACACCTCTATTATTCTATTTCAGGTTGACATGAACGGTTTTCCAACAGTGCTTGACCATATTGAGAACCGCAACGAGGACGTGACGTGGTACATCGGCGAGTGGATTGAGCGGGGATGGAACGTCCATACCCACTTCTTGCCGCATGATGCCGCCCACGTGAAGGGTGCGCGCAACGAGTCATATAAGCAGGTGCTTACCAAAGAGGGAATTACCAATACGATTGTCCTTAACAAGCCAAATCGCGTCGAAGACAAGTTGAACCACCTTCGTCGTATTTTTGTTGGCTTACGAATCGACGAGCGACTTACTCGAATCGTCACCTGTCTCGACAAGCTTGAGTACGAGTGGAACGATAGGCAACATATCTGGTCGTCGCACCCGACTCACGTCGGTGGTTATTCTGACACCGTGGATTCACTCTGCTATATGGGACAGGCTATCGCTAAATATCGTATTACATCAGCAAACATATTCTCAGCGTCTCATGTCAGGTCAGACCCAGAAAAAGCCGAGGGGAAAGAGGCTAAGCGAGAGAGATTTAACAAGTTTATGGAGGCCGAACTGACACTAGGAGGGAGGAAATCAAACTCAAATAATAATTTTTCTGTTTTCATTTGACGTACTTAATAGTATAGTCATAAGTAACATATAAAAAACTCAAAAAACAACAGAGCAACGCATATAACATAAGGGATATAAGGAAGGGTAGAAATGGACAATGACGGACAAGCAATCATCGAAGAAGGGGCCGCAGGAGCTCCAGAAGGAACAGCCCCAACTCAACCGACCAATGACGAAGTTGGAAAAATGTATGAAGAACTTGGCATTAAGGCTCCCGCTCCCACTGGTAAGACTAAGGGACGACCTAAGTCCAGTGCGGTTCGAGATGAGGACATTTCGGACGACAACGATGCAGATACCAAGCATGGACGGAAAGATAACAAGCAAAGCAGTGGCAAATCGAAAGATGCACCTTCTAATGGTAAGGATGGCGATTCAGGAAACGATACTGACGCGAAGGCATCGAAAGACGGGAAATCTGACGGAAAAGTACAAGATAAATCAGAGGAAGCTGACGGTGGAGTTCGCGAGGGTAAATCCGATACTGAAGGAGATTCTAAGCGAGGAGGCGAAGACGGTTCTGACGACGGAGCTGACGGAGCTGGACAGGCAGCAGACGACAAGGACGATACGGAGGAAGAGGGCGACGATGCTGAAAAGGGCAAGCGCCCAGGCAAATCGAACCCAGAAGTAGAGAAGCGAATGCAGCGACTCGCTACTGAGCGCAAGGAAGCGCTTGAGCGTGCTGAAGCTGCTGAGCAAAAGCTGCAAGAAGCCACCCGTTCTCAGGAAGAGGCGAAGATTGCCCAGGAAGACCCTGAATATACAATTGACGACTTCCGAAAAGTCCGCGACGAAGACGGTAACGTGCTTGAGCTTGACCAAAATCAGGCAGAACTCGCTTGGCGAAGATGGCAGGATGGATATAATCAGCGAAAGAGCGTACGCGATGCCGAGGCTAATCGTCAGGCGGCTATCGAGAAGCATCAAGAAGAAACCGCTGAAAAGCTCATGCGCAGCTCAGTTGAGGCGTATGATTCACTTGCGAGTCTCGCCGATGACTACCCTGAGTTGGTGAGCACGAATAAAGAGTTCAGTAAAGAGTTTTCGGCAGTCGCCATGCCAATCATTAGGGATTGTGGTATATATCAGCCTGGAACTGAGCCAGGAAACGAAGAAGGCTTAAAGCCAGTGATTATCGGGTTGAGAATAGACCCGAGGAAGATTTTGGACGCACTAAAAAGCGTTCGCAGCGAGAAACGCGACTTGCCCCTAAATGGCACGCATGATAATGTAGATACAAGGTCAAAAGTGAATGTACCTCATGGTCGTTCATCCGACCCAACTGTTAATGCAGCAAACGAGCTATATGAAACACTCGGCATTAAGAAGCGGTTATAATATAAACACAAGAAGGAGTCATGATTATGACAAAAGTTGAAGAAGAAAAAGTATTAATCCCTGAAGAGCAAGAAGTTGCAGATGCAAAAGCTCTTGAGGAAAAGCAGGCCCTAGAGGCCAAAGAAGAGGCAGACGCTCGCGCTAAGGCTGAGCAAGAAGCTGCCGACGAAGCCGCTAAAGAAGCCGAAGAAGAGCAGCGCGCCCTTGAAGCCGATGCCAAGAAAAAAGCTAAAGATACGGCTAAAGACGCCAAGAAGACAGTCGGCGAAAATGGTGTAGCTCAAGGCTCGGCCGAGGGTTCAGCTATCGCAGCCGCTATTGCTGAAGGCTTGAAAAATGTCACTGCCGAGAAGAACTTTGTTGTCGCAGCCGATGACAGTGTTTTGCCTCGCTTTGCAGTTGTCAAAAATGCTGACGGTGAAGTGATGATTCGTGAAAGCGCTACTGGTCATCTGAGCAAGGTTCAACTTGAGAGTCTTGAGGAAAAGGAATCCTCAATTCAGAATCAAGAAGTCGAAGAAGTATAGTACAATAGGCTCACGGGGTTTTGCTGTTTTCCCCGTACTGCTAATAATCCTCCCCACGCCACTCTAGGGGAGGATTTTCCTATTGCAAACAAATTACCCCATGATATAATGAAATTAGCTTAAAGCTTCACGGTTGAGAAATTAACGCAAAGGTAGTCGTTGCCTTCACTCGGAAAAGCAGATAGCACTCGATGTAATCGTGTGTCATCAACACAACAAACACAATATAAAACTAGTCCTATAAGGGGATAAAATCATGGCTATTACAGCTTCCGAGATTTATAGCCCAGTCATCGACCAACCATTCGATGAGGAAAGCTTCACAAAAGAACTTGAAGGAAACAACAAAGAAATCAAGTTTGAAAAGGGTTCAAAAGTAGTTAAGGTTCGTACAGTTGTCACCGCAGGTGCAATCACGACCCACGACTCAAGCCAAACCTTTAGTACGCAAATTGGTGGAATCGTAAATGTTGATTCGACAATCAACACCTACACCCTCGACCAGCAAAAAGATATTAAGCAGTTTCTTGACCGTACAGTTATTGCAACGAACAACAGTATTACCGAAGGCGGAAAAGTCCTTCACGCTATTGTTGCCGAGCAGCTCGTACCACTCATCGACGCTTACCGTCTTGCGATTCTTGCGGCTATTGCCGTCGTTACCAGCCAAAAAGTTACTGCAACCACTGATGGGTACGCTGACTTACTAAAGGCTCGTGGATTCATTGTCAATGCTCGTCTCTTCAAGAACGTCATTGCATTTGTGAACACGACTACGGCAGACAGCATCCGCAACAGTGCCCGAATGAATCCATTTACCGCTGGTATGGAATCAAGCCTTCGCACTGGTGACATCGGTATGCTTGCTGGTGTTAAGGTGAAGGAAGTCCCAGCAGATATCATGCCTGCTTCGACTGGCGCTATCTTGGTCAACCCAGATGTTGTCGCCGCTCCTCGCTTCCTCGACGACTCAAAGGTCGGCGAAAGTGCAGCTGCGTTCGGTAGCCTCTTGCTCTGTCTCTACATGTACACTTGTGTCGTGTCGACTCCAAAGCGTAAGGGTATCTCAAGCATCGGCTAGTCCGAAGCAAGAAAACCTCAAAAGAGCCCTGTATATTGCAGGGCTCTTCTGGTATACTAAGCTCATAACCTGAAAAAAGGAATCAAAACAAAAATGTCACTGCTTAAATGGTCGAACGATGACGAGGAAAAACAAAGAGAGGATTTGCTAAATCCTACTCCAATTAAGTCTATTAGTTCTGTCCAGAGTGGATGGAAACCATCACAAAGCTCCCTTACCGATACGACAACAAGCGCTCCGCAGGTAGAGAACTATCTCATGTCTGACCAAAAGGCTCAGGTAGATACCCAGAAGCGCCAGAACGACGCGATTGAAGCCGCTAATAGGGCCGCCGCCGCACAGCAGGTTCAGGCAACTAGGGACGCGCAGGCTGCGGCCGAGGCGCAGAAGCAGTCAGCCCAGCCACAACAGCCAGTCGAGAAAAAAGACGACTCATTGCTTGGGTTCCTCAAAGGACTTGGTGAGGGACTATGGAAGGGAGCAGCAGGAGCGGTTGGCTCTGGCGCATCACTCATCTCATCTGCCGTTACTGGTGATGCGAATAATGACGTGACAAAGGCTACTCAGGACTGGCAGAAATCAGCTGAGGACTGGGGCAACAGCGTTGGGATAAATGACGCAGGTGAGTTTGTTGGAAATATTCCTGGAGGTATAGCCTCTGGACTTATTGACCCAGCGAGCTATATGGTGCGTGGTGTCCGAAACACGCCAGAGATGATTGGAGCCACCATCGCGGCCAACTCTAGCGACCCAAATACTCGCCGCTCAGCTATTGCCGAACAGAAGAGACTTCAGGAGAAGCAGTTTGGCAAAGACGTGGCTGACCGTGGTGATGCATCAATGCTTATGGAGGGACTCGCTAAGCCTGGTGAGGCGATTCTTAACGTCGCAACTGGTGGGGCCTCATCAATCCCTACTACGATAGCTGAAACAACGGCAAAGCAGGTGCTCAAAGAGGCGGTCAAGCAGGGAATAATCAACCTCGCCGCTGGTGTCCCACTGTCAACGCTTGAGCAAGCAGCTCGTGGACAAGAAATCACCCCAGAGTCAGTAGCCAAAGACGCCTTCACTCAGGCCGTCCTCGGTACTCTTATTGGCGGCGGTAGTAAATATCGCGCGCTAAAGAAGGGCGGTTCGCTAACTCCTGTGACAGAAGACGGTAATATCACGCTCGAGAGCAAGGACGCTCAGGGCGTCGTACCTGTAATTAATAATACTCCGTCATATACGCGTCGAACCCCAGCAACAGCTGAAAATGCTATTGCTCAGCAGAGGCTCATAGGTGACGGTCAATCTCAGCTAATACCCGATAGCACATTCAGCGCCGACGCAAGAGCTTCCGATGCCCCACAGTACGAGCCCGTCGATACGCCGTCCTATATGCGCAAACGCGCTGAGACGAAGATACCAGAGCTTCAGATGCGATTAGCGGCACAAGATAAGGCGATTGCCGATGCGCGAGCCAGCGGTGTCGATGAGCTTACGCTCAAAGATATGATTGTTGAGCGTAACAATACGACACATGAGGCTGAGACCTATCAGCGAGCGAAACAGTCATCGCCAGTTGCGCCAGAGGATATGCCAGATTATGTGGCCCCAACTGACGGTACAGCTGAAACTCGTCGGGTGTATGAGGAAGCAGCTCAGAGTAATATCCCCGTGGTGAAACAGGCGGCTCAAGAGGGGCTTGATAAGCTTGATGGTGTTACCCCAGTCAAAGCCGATTCAGTACCAGACAGTATGGGTGTTACCCCAGAGGGAGACTCCGTACAGGCCCGTGGCGATAAGATTGACCGTGTAATTTCAACGCTCGAAGAGCCAAAAGAGTATATCCGTCAAGTGGCAAATGCTATTTCTGAGCCTGGCAAAAGCCCAATCAAGGCTGACGATATCCGTGAAACACTGAGTATGTACGGCAATAAAGGTAATGCAGGACTCAAAGACCGCATTGCTGCGAAGTATGACCGCCTCAAGCAGATGGTGGCTGAATATAATACACCTCAAAATACCAACCGCAAGAACCTCAAAGAGGGCGGTATGGGTGCAGTTGATACCAGTATCACCAAGCCGCGCTCGGCCCTCCAGTCAGAGATGAAACTACTCCAAAAAGACCTTGAGGGTGATATCCGACTACTCGCCGCACAAGCCTCGGGCAAAGAGCGAGCGAAGATGGTGTATAACAACTTGAATCACTATCGCAAGTCGAACATGCTATTCGGCGCACCAAGTATCGAGCGCAACCTCGCGCAGGACATCCTTGGGCTGATGAATGACTTTGTGAAGAATCCAAAACTCATGATTAAAAGTATCACTCACGCTCCTGAAGAGTATGTGCGCTCACTTCGTAGTGCCGCTCGTGAACTGACTGTTCATCCTAAGTCTGCCTCCGATATACCTCGCTACATTGTTGGCAACGCCTACAATAGTATAATGTCACTCGTCGGTGTCGAAGGAGCTGTCCGTGCCCGTGCTGCTGGCTATCGTGACATCGAAGCTCGCAACATGCTGACGAAGCTTGGTGAGCCCGTGACGCGCGAGAACATCAATAAGATGTCTAAGCTGATGGGTAACGAGGCTGAGTTAATGGCGCACACCGCAGCTGGTGTTGCGAACTTCATGACCTCTAACTCTCAGTTCAAGCGCGCTTCTGATGCCTTTAACGCCTATATCGACAATGGCGACCCACTTGCCAAGCAGAAGTTTCTCGACAACGTGGCACACCAGAGCACCGTTACTGAGCAGATAAAAGAGCAACTGATTAAGGGCCAGTCACCTATTGGTAAGGTCGCAGCAGCAGCACTTGACTTCATCAGTCCATTCGTCCGTACAGCTACGAACGCGATTGACACGACGGTCACGGGAACGCTCAACCCCTTCTCAAAATCGGCAGCTGACTACATCTTGCAGAGCAATCGTTCAAAGGGTCGCAATGTCGGTGCAGTGCTTCAGAACAAAGCCATAGATGGTGCGGTTATTGTTGGCGCAGTGGGGCTTATCCAGTCTGGCGCGATTGCCTTCAATAACGGTGACGAGGTGGACAAGCCACAGGGCATCTCGATTAGACTGCCCGATGGGACGTTCGTCCCAATCCGCGCGACGCATGTCGAGTTGACCGTTGCTGTCATTTACACGGCAATGCAGATTCAAAAAGACATCGAGGACGGCACTATTCAGCCGAGCAGTATCGGAAAGTACCTCAATATCATTGACAATAGCCTGCCATATGTCGACTCAATCGTGAACACAAATGGGGCATTAAACTCTATGACCTCTGATGAGAGCAACGGTGGCGATAACGGCTACGCCGCGACTGCTTATGGCATCAATGTTGCTAAATCCTATGTGCCAGGCTCAAATAACGGCTTCCAGCCATACATCGCGGGCAAACAGGGCAAGAGTATGAACGTGAAGTCGAGCTATGCCAGCAAGGAAGTCACACAAGCCGACGGTACGAAAAAGAAGGTCGCCGACATCCCAACATGGTTTGGTAATGCAGTTGGTCAGAACTATTCTCCTGAGCTTCGCGGCACTCTTAAAGATAGCCAAGACGCCGCAGGGCGAGTCCGCACAGTGGATAACCAGGGTGTCTTCATCAATAAGACGATTAACGACGCGAATACCAAAACGCACAATAGTACAATTAACACCTTGGTTAATTACGCTCGCGACAGTAAGCTTGGCAATGGTACACAGGAGATGTTCAACACTTACGATACAGGTAAGAACAATAACTTCAAATCAGTCCAAGACTCGATTACCTTCCTCGACACCGTCGATGGTAAGGTAGACAACACTAAGAAGCTTGAGAAAAATGACAAGATTGGTCAGTTAGCGGCCCAGGTTCGTGATGGCTTCTATGGTGATACGGGTGACGAGCTCCTGACACTTGACGGCAAAAACCTCTACTCTGACGTATCAGTACCAAACAAGGACGGCTCGAAGAACTCACGCCTCCCATTGTCGATGCAGTCAATCAAAAACGCTATCGCTCAGACTGGCTTGGAGAAGGCCGACAGTGACCGACTTTACGCTATCTCACAGGGCGACACTGAGCTGTATAACCAGCTGAAAGCTAAGTCTATCAGCTACGACCAATACACTGCCGCAAAAGCTGAGGGTCACAAAGAATATGTGGATATCCTGAGTAGGTCCGAGAGCTACAAGAAGCTTGTCGGTTTGATGGACACCCTCAAGAGCAATGGCTTCTTCGACGAAGGTGGTATCGGCTCGACTAAATCTGGTCAGACCTATCTATGGAACTCACTCAACGCGCTCCTTGGCTCTAAGGGCGCAACACCTGCTGCGAATTATCCCGATACCAGTAAGAGCGGCTGGGGTAGTGATAGCGGTTCGGGCAGTAATGCCACGAACAAGCCAGGTGATAGGAAGAATACGGGCGTCAAGTGGACTCCAGTTACGGCGCGTAAAATGGCGTCTGTTACCTCTGGTAAATACACTCCAGTAAGCATAAAAGTTAAACTCGGTAATGAAGTCAAAAAAAATAAGACACAAAACTATGCGGACAAGAGCTTCTAACCGTGATAGAATATAAATAAAGAAGGAAAACACAAACATGAACCCAACATTTCCGTTTACAGCCGAGGAACTCTGCAAAAAGCTTGACGAAAGCCAGCATTTTATGGATTTGGTTACAGCTGGATTCATGGAGCGAAATGAGCGTATATTCTACCGTAAGCCGACCGTCAACTCTGATGGTAAGATGGATTTCGCTGACCTCGTAGACAACACTCTTCCCTCGTATCTTGAAAAGATGCCGAAGAATGTTGTGCAAAAGCTTCCTACCTTCACTGTCGATGCCCACACACGCAATAAAGCCGAAGACTTGAGCCTTGAGTATATTGCCAAAAAGATTATCCTACGAAGTGGCTCATCAAGGGGATATGGACTCTTACAGAAACAGTGGATTGAGCTTCGCAATGCCGCAACATTTGGTGCAGTAGGTGTCTACCTTCCCTTTGAGAATGATTATGGCGAGTTTACTGTGGGCGAAGAGCCTATCTACTGGGGCGACCTCTATCCAGAGGCATATGCCAATAACATCAATAGCACGAACTTTACTATATTCCGAACACTGAAGACTGAGGGCGACCTTAAGCGCGCCCAATTGGGACTCGAAGAAGAACAGGGTACATATGTCCCAGAAGGACTTAAAACAGTGCTTGACTATGGCTCTGGTCAGACAACAAGTCAGACTGCTCAGAATTATAAGGCACAGATGCAGGGACTACCGCAGGGAATGTATGAGATGTTTGTCTATACTGACGATGACTGGGTGGCAACATTCCACTATGCCTCACAGAGCATCATCCGTGTTATTCCAAACCTTAGCCACCGCCGTCGCGTCATTGGACTTTACTCTGACTATGACGGTAGCTCTATCATGGGTCGTTCACTTGTCGATATGGCATACGGCGCTCAGCAATCACTTACCTCTCTTCTCCGAAGCTTTATCTATACCACCGACTATAATACCGACCCAGCAAAGACGGTTCAGGGAATATCACTCAATGAAGACAATTTCAATTTGACTAAGGGTGGCACGATGTTTCTCAATGATGAGGACGGAAAAGTTGACCTCCTCACGATTGATACGACGACTCTGCAAAGCTTCCCTAGCTCATACAATCTGCTTAAATCTGTTCTATTGAACTCGCTTCCAAGCTCAAGCGATAGCAGTATCTCAGCGAGCGCGGGCGACATGGAGCACTCAAAGACTCAAGCTGGTGTAAATGACCAAGCTCAAAAAGCCGACATTGACCTCAACTATTACCGCAAGAATTATGAGACTTACTTCGAGATGAATCTTGAGAACAAGCTCAATATATACATCGCCGAAGTGCGCAATATAGCTGAAAAGAACGGGGCAGTGGCACTTCTCAAGGTTGATGAAGAGTATGCTAATCTTATCCGTGAAGTAGACCCTGCCTTTATCAATGAAAAGAATGAGGTCCGCCTTGACTTCTCCGACGTAAAGAGTGTGAACATCTCCGTTGACTTTGAATCTACTCGAGCAATGGCGAAGGAAGAAGACCTCAAGCGTCTCAATACCTTTATGACTGGATTCTTTGAAGCCGCTAAGTCAGACCCAAGCACGGGCAAGGTAATGCGCTCAGTTATGCCACTACTAATGGAGGAGATGACAAAGAGCTCAAACCTTGAGAACAGCGCAAAGATTGCCGAGACAATGAAGCAGGCGCTCATACAGGTTGCTCAGGAAGAGCAAGTCGCTGCACAGGCGGAAGCACAGGCTAAAGCAAAAGAGGGTGAGAAGCCAATGGTAGACGTTAAGCCGCCGACCGTTTCTATCTCGTTCAAAGACCTACCACCAGTAGGCAAGATTCAGGCAGCCTCTAAGTACGGCATTATGCTGACCGCTGGGGACGTTATGGGCCAAGAGGACGGCGATGGTGCTGACGCAGAGAACGCTGCCGAGACTAAAACAGAGACATCTGGAGGGGTAGCATAATGGCTGAGGGTTATCAATCAAGCGAGGAGCTTCAGCGACACAACTCGGTGTTCACTGATAAGTCTGCCGAAAAGGTGAAATCAGGCACAACTGAGTCGGACAAGTTCAAGCGAGTGCTCGATAAATACATCTCTAAACATTCACTGACAAAAAATGTCCGCGCCCTTGCAAAAGAGAATAAAAGGACTGCCGACTATCAGCTTGATTTAAGTGCTGACCTTGTACTGATACTAGAAAAAATAAAAAGTGAGTTGAGGTAGAATATGACTACTGTTTTACAGGTTATTGAAAAGGCATACACCAAAGCAAACGGTGAATACGAGGCTATTACTGAAAGTGGAGACGACTTTAAGACGGGCCTCAATATTTTGAATCAGGTGATGGAACAGTGGGCAGATACGCCATATGTGAAGTGGCAGACGCTCTTCAATATGAATTACACTCTTCCAACTCCAGTAGCAGATACCGTGCTTATCTATGACATCCCAAACATGACTGATATTGACTTCGGTAATACGCCATTTGACCACGTATTCTTTGTCGATGGGGCTGGGGTTGTCGTTGACAGGTATAAGATAGTCGACCAGGCTATGTTTGAGGCGACGAGTGACATAAGGGTATGCGCGATTGTCTCTGATGGACTTCACATGAAATCGACTCCAGCGCTTCTCATTGGTACAAATATCCGCCTACCAGCATATGTGCGACCAACCGTGTATACAAGCGGTAGCCAAACGGTAGTCATTGACAGCATCACGTGGCTTGTGACCTCGATGGCCGCCTTCTTGGCCGATACGAGTCCAGTTCCATTTATCGCGCGTAATGCCGAGAAGTTCCACAAGCAGGCCGATGTATATATGAAGACAATGCGAGACAATAACCGAAAGCGTCAAGTGCTAACGATTAAGCGCCTAGATGGTCGCGGCGCAGGAATGACGTGGAACGACGTGTTGGCTAATATGACGATGGCGGACTTATATCATGGCTAATAAGACTTCTGACGATATCCAGATAAAGGATATTGATAGCTGGAAGCGTGGTCAGGTTTCATATTTTTCGACAAGTCGTATGCAGGAAGACGCGCTCAAGGCGGCCTATAACGTCATCTTCGACTATAACGGCATCGTCAGGCCTCGCGGTTCATTTGATGACAGTGGCATTCCAGACCTTCCAACGGGCCTTACACCGCTTGCGTGTGATTTCCCCTTCAAGCGTGCAGACGAGACTGAGGGCCTGCTGAACGTCTTTACAGATGGTGTCTCTGCGTGGCTCTATGTGCTTAGGGCAGATTTAACGAGCTGGACTAAGTTTGCTGCTATAACATTCAACAAAGACCTTGTGTTATCGTTCGCACAAATAGCAGGAGAGGTCGTCATTGGAAATGGCACAGACCCATTCACCTATTATGATATAGCCACAGACACGCTGAAGCGCCTCATACCAGTGGCAGACCCTGTATCTACTCCAGCAGCCACTACGGCAGGATTCAGTGGTACGGCAGCTCTAGACTATTACTACCGCGTATCATTCACGGGTATCGGTGGAAGCACAAAGATGACGCCATTCGTGAAGGTCATCTCTTCAACTATCCGCGATACTTGGGGCGGCACAAAATCGGTCATGATTGATATTAGCGCATTCTCGATAAACCCAAATGCTCAGACGTGGGCTATCCACGTAGCTAGTGTCTCAACAGGCACTGGCGCGCCTACTGACGGTGAATACGTCGGTGTTGTCGACGAACTCCCCATTACTCAGAAGCAGTATACCGATACTGGCGCGCAGACAATACTCAAGAGTGCCCCAGTTGAGAACACGACAGCTGGTATCAAGGCGTGGTACTTCACGAATATTTCTGGTCGTCTTTGGGCGATTGGAACTGACGGCATTGTTTACTGGGGCGGAGACCTCGGCAACGAACTATACTTTGGCTCAGCTAACGGCTCTGATAGCTACACCGTCAGTAGCAATGGCATCGAGAAGCCAATGGCCATTGCACTTGGCCGAGACAATGCGGGCACTACCTGTATCAACCTTCTGACTCGTACAATGGCTGGTCAGGGTGCAATCTGGGACGTTTACGCAACGACTAATAGTATTACCGCTAACGGTCAGACCTTCTCGACTGGTACATATCAGTTCAAGAAGCGCGAGGGTAATGATGGTACTGACGCACCGTTCTCAGTTCTCCACGAGAATAATAATGCCTATTATCTCTCAATGGACGGGTTCAAATCTACGGGTGTCAAGCCAAACGTGTCTGGCATTCAGTCTACCGATGGAATCAGCTCGGCAATACGCGACCGAGTAACGAACCTGTCTCAATCGAATCTATCGAAGACCTACGTCGCCTACTACGACGAGGCAATTTATTGGACTATCGCCTATGGCGCTCAGAAGAATGACGAGATTTGGGTGTACGATATCCTCCACGGTGGTATCTGGTCAGTATGGCGCATCGAATCTGATTGCATCTTCCGTTGGGCATCAACTGAAAACGAGAGTCCTAGCCTCTATATCCGACAGGGTAACAAACTACTTCGCTACTATAAGAACTCCCATAGCCACGCTGACATGGGTGTTCCGTTTGAAGTCTATATCGAGAGTGGACTGATTTCGTTTGCTAAGGACAATAATCTCGAGTGGGTGCATCTGTTAAGACAGATATGGCAACACGACCAAGCCGTCGGAATCATTGACCTTACGGTAACGATACATTCAAAAAACGGCGATATCGTTAAGGTCAATAAGATACCGTTCAATGAGTCGAGCACAGTGAACGCTCAGAGTGGCTGGGATGCGATTCATTCAAACGCGACTAACGCCTCTCGTGGCTCATGGAATAACCGAAGCTGGGATGAAACACTTGCCGACCTTCTGTCATTCAAAGACCCATCAGATAAGAAGGTGAGTCAAAAGATACGGAAAAATGCCGCCTATGTTAGCTTCTCGATAAAATCTAATACCAAAGATACCTACTATGAGCTATCACACCTAAGTCTCCTATTCACCTACATTGGAGTGGGTGTTGAGTTTCTTAGCCAAAAAGGAGTGATTAAAATATAATGATATGCTACAATGAAACTATAAAAAGAATGAAAAATAAACAAGGGCAATAAAAAATGAGTAACTTCCTGGGTGATTCAATCGACAACATCGCAACACTACTCGGCCTTCCCGAGATAGGCCTGTCTGAATCCGTCGGTGGTGGCGCTACTACGAATACTGGACGAGTCAATTACGACCCAAGTGTCGCAAAAGCGGTTTATGGCGCTTTATCAACTAAAGGCTGGGCTCCTGACACGGCAGCGGCAGACGCGCAAAGTAACTACACCACTGCGTTCCTTAATGGGCCATCTGGCGGTAGTGGGACTTCATTGGCCGACAGGTTAGCCAGTGATACGAACTCCCCGTCTCTAGTATCGGGTGCTGGAACGGGCACTTCAGGAAGGGCCCTTGACACCGCTCAACTGGCAAGTCTTGACTCGCTTCTCGCAAGCTATGATACCATTCGCAATCAGGCTAAACAGAAGGCTACGATTGCTCGTGATACAAGTAGGGCAGAAAAAGAGCAAGAGAAAAAGAACGAAGAGACAAAGTACGGCGGTAAAAAGGTCGCTACTTTACAGGATTTTGCTAGTGCTAAGACTGATACCGACCTCAACACGAAGAATACTCTTGAGAACCTCATTAGCTCACTCTCTACGATGGGACTTGGTGGCTCGCGCGCTCTGACCCGTCAGATTCTTGATGCTGCTAATATGAGCAACCGTAAGGCGAACGCAACACAAGCAAAAGACAATCAGGGCCTTGATACCGCTTTCAACGAGTACACAGCGGGCAACGAGAATGACATGAGGAAGATTGAAGACCAGTTCGGATTCGACACTGGTGAGGCTGACCGCTCGTGGGGCCAGAACCGACAGAACGCCCTATACAAAAAGGCTGATGTCTACAACGCGGCAAACGATACGGGTGGACGAGAGGCGGTTATGAACGAGGGTAATGACCTCAACTCATTTATTGCTAACGCAGCCTTTATGAACCCAAGCTACAAGGGCGAGACAAAGGCCATGGCTACGCCAGAACTCGGTGACTACACTCAGAATATAGCGAAATACGACACAACAGCTATTGGGGCAACCCCAGGCGGATTGACACCAGTGGGGGCCACGGCAACTACTCCAGGGAACCTTGCAGTACGCGCAATTGCTGTCAATGATAAGGACTTCGGCATCAAGAAGAAGCAAGAGTCTGAACTCGGATATGGAGTATAGTCATGACAAACATCGCAGATAAGTTTGGAAAATCAAGCGTTGACACAGACTACGCCATAGCTACAACGGTGAAAACTACGCGCGCCTCTGGTACATTGGTGCTTGAGTGTTTTGACCTAAGTAAGTTTGCCGTCAATACCCCAGTCTTCTTTATCACCTACAAGAAGACTACGAATCCAGTGACGGGTGATGTCACAGTTACAAATCAGGTCAGCTGGAAGGCGCTTGTGAACGCTGGAGCCAATACACTTACCAACCTAACGCTCGCTCCAGGCTACACCGACCTCGGCAACGATATTGGTGACTTTGTTGAGTGTATTCCTACGTCTTTCTGGGAGAATAGCCTTGTTGATGGGCTTCTTACCTCACTTAATCCCGATGGAACTCTCAAAGTGGTTACGCAAAACCCAGGATGGACACTGCTCACTGGCTCTCCTATGCCTACTGTTACTGCCCTAGGTAATCGCTCATACTCAATGGTGTTCTCTGGCGTTGACCTTACTCCTATTATCTCAAACGGCTTCCGACTTCGCACGACACGTACTGTCGCAGCACCTACCCAATCGACCCTCCTTAGTGGTACAAAGTACTGGGTAAAGACCACACCGAATAAGCTGACATTTACAGATGACTTCGTGTTGGACCTGTATATCAAACCGACCTCTTACACTAGCGCAGGTATCGTGTCGCGATACAACGGCACGAGCGGATGGGCGTTACAGTTTGGTCCAACTGGTCAGGTAATCCTTGAAGGCTTCAACGCAGGGGGAGCAAACTTTAGCGGTGTCAAGACGTATCAATCTCTGCCATTAAATAAATGGTCACGCATAACAATTCAGATAGACATGTCGACCTTTACGGCAACACCTACAACCAGCTATATCATGATTGACGGCGTTGATGTTCCCGCACAGGTATATAGGTCTGGGACAAATCCAACCTCCCTTATACAAGCTGGAAACCTTGAGATTGGCTCATTCAATGGTGGCACATCTCCTTTTCAGGGCGCTATTGCCCAAGTTGCCATCTTCAACGCCAAAGTCACCCAAGCTACTATGCTCGGCTACCACTCACAGGGCTACACTGGTACAGAGCTAAACCTTGCCTCGGCTCACTCATTCAACGGTGTAGCAACCGACCTCAACACAACCACGCCAAATGACCTGACAGCGATGAACTCAGCAGGGTACACAGCAGACTCACCATTCGGCACACAAGCCAGTGGCTTAATTAGCTCAACCCTTGACTACGGTATCGTGCAATCCTGTACCTTCTCTATGAACACGACGATGGTCGTACAAGTCCCAGAGGGTTGTACGATTCCTACTAGTGGCGGGGTGAGCGCGGTGAGCTATTCAAGCGTGAAGGCTCCGTATGGATTTCCTGCAAATGCTAATAGGTGGGTATTGCAGACAATACTGGGAGCAACCACTGCTGTTACTTCTAACGCTGCCTACGGCTCATTCTCAGCGAATGGATATGTGCTTACCGTACCCATCGGAAGCTGGAAACTATCGCAACGTGGCACTGCGTATGCTGGTTCAACTACATCAGTTACATTCAAACTAGACTCTGCTTCAGCTGGTACAAGTATCAATCTCGTAGGCACTCAGGCGTCGGCTGCCGCAAATTACCAAGCTCCATTCAACAATTCTTCAGAGCATGACTTGTCAGCGGCTACACCATTCTTGATATATACGGTAGGAGCAACAACAAGCGCAGGACTTATTGCTCAATCAAGGCTAACAGCTGAGAACGCATATCTCTAGGTAACTATGATGTTTGATAGCATTGAAGACTACGTAGGACTAGGGGAAGTACTCGCAGCAATAGCGATTGCTTGGCTATATGTAAAATCTCGCATCCCTAAGCAGACTATCGAACAGCAAGCACTCCTCATTACCGCACTTGAGAAGCGTATCAAGGCAATGGAAGATGACAACAAGGAACAGCTCAAGCACCACATCGAGGCTGAAAAGGCTATCGCTGACCTCCAGGGACAAATCAAGGTGTATAAAGAGCTTCCACTCCAGGAGATATCTGTTAGCCTAAAGGCTCTCAGTAACCTTCCCAAAGAGTTCGAGGACATCTCGAAGCGTAGCGCCGAGAGCATTATTACCGCTGTCGGAAATATCCAGAGCCAACATGTCGAGAATCAAACCGTCCGTACTGAAACCGTAAGCAATCAAACTGTTACAAGTAAATAGGAGTAAATAGGAGGAAATATGTCATTACTAGGAATCGATACATCAAAGTGGCAAGCTGGACTACCAGATGCTACTATTAGGGCTGACTTTATTATATTCAAGGCTACTGAAGGTGTAGGATACGTTGACTCCGACTGCGCTGCAAGCTACGCAGAGGCTAAGGCTGCGGGAAAGCTGCTCGGCGTTTATCACTTTGCCCGACCAGATGGAAATGACCCAATAAGTGAGGCTAACTTCTTCGTAGATAATATACAAGGCTATGTCAAAGAAGCTATCCTCGTGCTTGACTGGGAAGTTGAGCCAAAGAGTAATGTGAGTTGGGCTAAACAATGGCTCGACCATGTATATGCCCGTACTGGCGTTCGTCCGCTTATCTATATGAGCGCATCTGTCGTCAACCAGTATGATTGGTCTTCTATCTACAATAACTACGGTCTATGGGTCGCCCAGTACCGTGATAACAATGTAGGCTACAACTACGACATGAGCAACGCAGGCTCACTACCAGATGTGAACTGGGCTGGCGGATATGCGATGTGGCAATGGACATCAAAGGGAAGGCTCGATGGATACGGAGGCGACTTAGACTGCAATATCTTCTATGGCGATTCGGTCGCATGGAAGAAGTTTGCCAATCCATCATACAACGCACCTACCCCTGTTCCAGCTCCTGCTCCAGTGATTACGACCAAGACTGAAACTAAGACTGACGTGATTCGATTCAACGTCGTAGCCGTCCCCGACAATACGATATTGTCTAGTACATCTAAGGTTACACAGACAGGGGTAAACGGAAAATCAACTACTACGTACACTGTTACATACACAGATAATGTAGAGACGAACCGAATTGTATCTGGTCAAAGTAACATTCCTGCAACAGATGAAATAGTACATGTCGGTACGATGACAAAAGATACCGAGCAAGATGTACGACTATCAGCGCTAGAGAAGATAGTGAAAGCAATCACCGACTTCCTAGCTGGCATATTCAGCGGATTTAAAAAGTAAGGAGGATATATGGACTACATCAAGAGTTTTTTCAGCAAAAATACTAGGCGAGGACGTGCAGTCCGCACGGCACTTCAGGTACTCATCGCCATCTTTAGCTTTGTCGTAGGACTGCTCCTGCTCCCAGGGCTTGCAGACGGGTTACAGGCACTAGGAATAGGCGCACAAGCCGCTGCACTCGCCACATGGGCGGGAATTATCTCGTACATCTGGAACGCCCTGGAGGGACTGCTGGCATGGCTGGACAAGGAATAGAGTCGCACAGCACGTTTCACCTCGAACGAGATATGGAGCGGTACGTGACAATGGACGCTCAGGATTTGCTACGTCAGGTAGAGGCTGCCGAGTTTATCCTTGAGCATTCACAGATAGAGCGACAAGTTAATCTTGCCCGCAGGGTTATTGCCCATATTGAGTTTGAAGTAAGTCAAAGGATGGGTAATGGATTCAGAGCAGAGACAACGCTGGCATCAGGCGATACGGACTGAATTAAGCCATATTGAGGACCTTGAGAGGGAGTTCCCCGATGATGTGACCATACGACGTATCGCGCGGCAGATAATGGTCTGCATCATGTACCAAGACTACTGCGACTCTCCAGAATGGCACGACCACCGTACAATTGGATGAGTATATACTCAACTTGAGTCGAAAAACTTAACGTCGCAAAATATATTTTAAGGGGTGAAAGGAGCCAGCATGGGTAAATCAAAGAAAAAGAAGTGCTAATGTAACAGTGAAATACCCCTCCTAAAAAGAGGGGTATTCTCTTTGTTGAGTCAATGGTATAATAGAGGCATAAATCCAAATATATAAGGAAAACAAACAAATGTCATACGTTACACGAAACACAGCCAACAAAACTAACTTCGCCGCACTAAACGATGCGCTCATACTTGATGTAAGCCAGCTTAATACTGTACGCTTCGAGTTCTCAGGAACATATGCGTTCACGTCGGTTTTTGAAGCAACAAGCGACGGCACAAACTGGTTCCCATTCCAGGTTGCGATGGTAAATGCGGCCACAGTAGTTACCTCTCACTCTACTGCTAACGCAACACAGGCATACGAAGCAAGCTGTAATAGTGTAACATCAGTACGCATTCGAGTAAGCGCCTTTACCTCAGCAGGAGCCCATAAAGTGCTTATTGCTGGTACTGACGCTGCTATTGAGCCAGCTCCAGTTTTGTCATTTCCTGCGTCACAGGCGGTTTCAACTCCATCTGGAACGCCCTACAACCTCGTAACAACTGCATCTAATAACCTTAACAACATCAAAAATACCGCTGGAAATCTGTTTGAGCTTACTGTATCAAATCCGACGGCTACTGCTGCTTATGTCAAGCTATACAATAAGGCGTCCGCCCCTGTTGTCGCCTCTGATGTACCAGTTATGACTATTGCTATCCCCGCAACTGCCGCTGGTGTAGGCGAAAAGGTATTCAACTTTGGTGCTATCGGTAAGCGATTTGCTACGGGTATTGCAATCGCCGTTGTAGGCGCTGCCGTTGCGACAGACTCGACGAATGCTGTTGCTGGCGTCCAAATCAACGCCACATACATCTAGTATCAGAATATAAAGTAGAGCCCCGCGTGAGGGCTCTCTTTTTATGCTCCGATGCCCATTCTTTTCTGGGCAGCCTTGCTCAGCTTCTTGGCCTTCGGGTTGAAGGTGCGTTGTGTGGTGACTTGATAGCCAATCTTAGTGGATGGCCTACTTCCGCACGAATGATGCAGCCGTGAGTCGGGGTTGTTCGGGTCGTCGACTATCTTGTACCACGCTTGGTCTTTTTCGCAGAAACCTACAAGAAGTCTCAGCTCATCTGTCACGGGGGTATCAATGCTCAATGTATTGGCTCCATTCCGAGGGAACAACCTCTACTATTATCTTTTTGCTTCTGGTGGATTCAAAGTCAACCGATATATTCACTAATCTATTATACCACTGGCCGACCGTCGCACTCTTTCATACCATTGTATACACGATGCTGACATCGGTAGCCGAGCTTCTCCTTATGGCACGATTTTGCTATGCCAAGTCTCACAAAAAGCCTATGTAGTCGTTTTTTCATACTATTTCTCCATTTCTGTTAATTCTTCAATTTCATCTAGCCGTGCAGCAGCCCCCAACACTTTTCCACCGAACCATTCGCGTATCTTGCGCGGACGCTCAATGTTGCCGCTTATGAGTTCTCGGGCTTTACGGGCTATTTCTGCGTGTTCTTGATTGAGTTCGTGCGCCATTAGTAATCCCTCCCTGGTTTATAAAGATTGAACTTCCCGCCCCATTTAAAGAACTTCCATTCAAGCATGATGTAGTTGAATACGTTACGTTCATTTGCGTATGACATTAACTGCGTACCGAGGCTCATAAAGCCAAGGTTAAGGTACAGCGCGAGATATGGTCTGTACGGTTTAAACTTTTTGCTCATTCCATTTTCTCCTTCGTAACCTTAAGTTGCTCTGCGTCACTGCCCATTGCCTCTTTTAGGTCTTCAAAAGAGTCGTATGTTTCAAACTTTGCCCACGCAGGGTTGAAATTGTACGCAAATAACCAATTAGTTTCGTCTATTTGAAAGGCATCATCGGCACAACATGGCGCATACCATCTTCCCTTGAAATCTTCAAACCTCAACGTAGCCTTTTCGCGGATGTTTGCTTTCATCATCTCTTTTTGTTCGAGTGAAAGAGATTTCATCGCGTCAATCTGGTCTTCGGTCATGAGTTCTCCTTCGTAATATCTTTAGTAGCCTCAACACCCCATTGTGCTGCGATAGCATTAGCAATGCCCTGAAATGTTGTGTTGCGTGCTTTCTGGCGGTCTTTAGCACTCATTCCCGCTATTCCTTCAACCCAATTTATTGCCTTCCCTGTCGTTTTTAGGAAGAATAATGGTTCGGGCTTGATAGCTTGCTCCTTATACCATTTGAGTAACGGCAGTCCTTTAAGCCATAGGCAAGTGCGTTTCTGGTATGGGTCTCCGAAGTAATATGGGTGAATTATCTGGTCATACTTTCGGTATGCTCTTGACGGCTCACCGAGTGGGTTTTCTACCGCTATTTTGGGTATCGGTGCATTGATTAGCGCCATAAAGAACTTCATAGCATCTGCACGTAATTCTGCGCGTCCAGGTTTATTCCAGTGCCTATTGCCTACATAGGACAGATACGTGCAAGGTGGGTGAGCCACCATCATATCCCAACCTTCGTCAAGATGTTCTAATACGTCACCCTGGATATGATACGGTGAGTCATCATCCGATGGGAGAATATCGCAACTCCAAGCATCATGCCCTAACTTACGGAATGCCTCGCGCACCCTTCCCGAGCATTCACAGGCAATTAGGACTCTCATTTCTTCTCCCCCTTAGCCTTCTTGAGTTCAGCGGAGTAGTACGATATGCGACTCTCGATTGAGGCGATTGGTATTGCTTTCTCGGTGCGACTGCTCTCAAAGTTGCATCCGAACGTACAATCAAGGGCATACATCCGCACATCCTCTAGTGCTTTTACAGTAGATGATAGGGCTAGTTGTTGCAAAGACCTCTTGTCTGATGCAATCCCGTCGATATAGCCAGCCTTTCGTGCATCAATCTCTGCCTCTTCACGGGCTTTTTGGATGAGGGATTCAATTCGAGCGGGCTTATCGGTATACTTCCAGTCCTCATCTCCGAGTCTCTCTCGCAACTCATTGTCTAATGATGGAGTAGTCTCTTCAAACGTACTTCGAGTATCTTGTGTCATAGGTTTACTCATCCTCTTCGTGCCTCCAGGCGAGCTCGTGTCTCAGCACGAACTCGATTCCTTGCGCGTACCCCCCATCGGCTTTTTGCGCTTTTTGATAAATCAGTATCTTCAACTTCATCTTTCCCGACTGCCTCTTCCTCTATCTGTGTAATTTCTGCGAGAGCCTGGTCAATCTTCTCATCAAGTTCTGGTGTATACTCCCAGTGAGACGGCGCACCACTTACGCTTGAGAGCAATTCATTGAGACATTCTCGTATCGTCTTTTCTAGCGCGGTAGGTGCAATATGCTTTTCAAAATCGCTTAAATACATAAACTTCTCACCACATGAACAATATGTTTGTATGGTGTTAGTGTCTAGTTTCTGATGTATCGTCTTGGGTGTGGTAGGGTTAGGATTCATAGCTCTTCAATCTCTCCGTCACTCCATACAACTTTTGTGCCATAATCGGGGTGACTGTAAATGTGGACTCTGTATAGGTCTTCGAGCTTATCCCACCACACGGAACTACCAGCACCAACGAGCCATCTATGGGCAACTCTACCATCAGAGAAGACGCATATCTCAAACTGGGGTACGTCACTCTCGTTATAGTTAGCTGTATCGACTTCGCTCTTTAGGCTCTTTGCCTCGGTACGAAATACCACTGCTGTTCTAATTGTCTGCATCTTGTTCTCCGTTCATTATGCTTAATTCTATATCTACTTGGGCGTTGAGGTTGTCTTGGGTGAGGGCTTCTTGGCGGGTCATAGTGTTTTCTCTACCCTTGCTTTAATACTCTCTGGACTGTGTACGAGGGGGTGAGGCATACCTGCAATAGCCCTTAGGACTACATATGGGGTGTCCATCATAGCCGTAAGACGATAGTTCCACCTCTTCTTAGTCGCAAACCGCCACTTCCAATAAACCTTTCCATCTTTTGCCTTGTAGAACGTCTCTTGAATCTCAACTAGTTTCCACATTACGGGAGTTTCTTCAGATTGTTTACTCATACTGATTCATCATCCTTCCATAGCTTAATAACGTTGTCGGGAAAGTCGGGTAACATTTCCTCTAGTTCTTCGAGTGAATATCCAGCGATACCCGTTCCTATTGGTGTAAGGAGAAACTCTAGCGCAGGATTCTTATAGGCGGTGATGGCGAGGTCTTTTAGTCCCATTATCATCACTTCCTTACCGCTCATCGTGTTGATGGCGAAGGATTGCCACATCAAGCCTTTAGAGTGACCAGATTTAGTCCAGCCGTTATCATAGGCTTGTTTCGCCGCACCTGCACCATGGTTTCCCTCTGCATTAGCACCAAATACGAATACTTGGTTAGGTTTTAGTTCGGTGATAATCATACGTATTTCTCAGCTTCTAGCTTAGTGATGAAGAAGTGAATACCCGTAGAGCATTCGTTCATCCAGTCATCGTCGTATGGAGTGGTTGGTCGTACTGTCTCACCGACCCTAAACTTAAAGCTACTGTCGTAATTACTAATAGCAGTTTTTAGCTGTCGTGTTCCTTTGCTGATTTCTAGCACCTCGGCAAACTCTGCTCGGCACTTTCGCTCGAAGGCATGTGACCGCTTCGCTTCTTTTGGGATGAGAAGTTTGACAATCTTACCATCTCGACATCTTTTATAGCCGATAATGTCTCCCTCTGGGAGGATTCTTGTGAGGGCAATCGCATAATCTGCGTTCTTGGCACTACGCAGGTTGGTACCACGCAGGTCGGCACCACGCAGGTCGGCACCATACAGGTTGGCACCACGCAGGTCGGCACCACGCAGGTCAGCACCATACAGGTCGGCACCACGCAGGTTGGCACTACGCAGGTTGGTACCACGCAGGTCAGCACCATACAGGTCGGCACCACGCAGGTTGGCACCACGCAGGTTGGTACCACGCAGGTCAGCACCATACAGGTCGGCACCACGCAGGTTGGCACCACTATTTTGGGCTTCCTCAAGTGTCTTCTTCATACTATTATCGTCAGACTCATAGCTAAAGAGTACTTTGTCTACGAACCATCGTGAGGTGATTTCAATCTTAATTGCTTTTGTCATTTCTATTACTCCTTATTGTTGGGTTAAGGGGTTAGTTCTTGATTTCGCCGTACTTTATAGAGAATGCAGGGTCGTTGGCCAGGGCTTCAATTATTTTGTTTGGGTCTGTTGTCCAGCCATCTAGCGGTATATGCAGCAATGGTTTGGGGTAATCATATCTTCCGTTAAGCCGCATTATATAGTAGCGCACTAACTTCATAGGATTTGCAAATCCCCATCTACCAATTCGGAATGAACAACCAAGTTCCTTAGCTACTTCCTTGTAATTTGTTACCATGACCAATCCTTTCGTCCACATTCTTGTGGGTCAGATGAAAATGTTTTGACTCTCCGCAGCGGTAATACTCGAACTCGGTCTTATATTCCCAAGACAGCCCCTTAACCGCCCTTTGAGCAGATTTCTCAGAGGTATACCGTACTTTTGAGCGACAGATGTTTATTTTACTCACTGTTTATTTTTTAAAAGTGTTAGTATATATATTAAGTCTTCTTTGTCCATTCCGAACTCGAAGGCGATGTAGGTTGCTACTTGGTTAATGGTTGATTTCATGTCATCTCCTTTATTACTAGTTGTTTCTTCTCACCACACCCGCTGCAATACAGCCATCCACTATGGAATAGTATAGCGCTCGAACGACTATCTTCGTGGTATGGGCAACGTATCTGCCACCCACGAGGGTTTTTGCGTGCTCGCTCATCCAAATGGTGTGCCATAGCGTCAATATCGCCCGCTTCAGGCACGAAATCACTCGGCACGTGTGGCATGCGTGGCTCCTGACGATGCTTGCACAGCCTGTATGCCTCTCCAGCCAGTAGCCTAGCAATCGGGACGTCTCGCACTATAACGTAGCTCTCACCGCTCGAAAACATGCTCCCAGGCGCAGTGATATTACTCATGTCGCCTTTGAGCTCGAAGTTCTTGCAGTGTCGGGTGTCGTTGATATTCTGCGCGGGGATGTCTTTCAATATCCAAAAGAATATATGGTAGCCACCGCTCGGTGTCTGCACCGTGAGCGACTGCGGTAAATCGAGAGCCTTATATGCCTCAATCACCTCACTCCAATTTGTCTTGTTGTCAAGGTCAACCGCTATCAGCTTCCACCGACCCGTCTTGTCGAGCTGACGGATTCCCGTGAGCAGGGCGTTTGCCGTGGCTTTACTATCCTTCAGTAGACGACAGTTTTCATCAAGTGACCACCTGTCAGTAGTGTAGCGACCCTTTTTCGAGCCAAGCCACTGAAAGCTCTTGAGGCTATTTAGCTCGTCCATACGGATATTTCCCATTACGCTTTGCGATTCTATGCCAAAAGCGACGCCACTCCCACCATTTAATCGGGTTGCGATACCATTTGTAATCTGGTAGGGAGTTATACTCATCGAATACGATTGACAGTATTCCACCCCTACCGTTCGTCTCGACGCGGCTAATAACCGTATGGTCGCCGTCCTTTTCGCCAATGTCAACACCGTAGTAGGTGCGATTCGCTCGTGGCGGCCACAGCATAGGCGGTACTTTCACCTCTGATTTTATGCGGTCTAACACTTCCTTTTGAAATGGTCGTGGCTCAAAGTCTTTCATTTGAACTTCCTCCAATCAGTTTGATATCGAGTTTCAAAACCACCTTCAGGTAATGGAAGCCTGACTGTAAAAGCCCCCTTCACGCCCAATTTATTGTATCGGCGGTTGATGAGCCATAAATGCCAAACCATTCCAGCGAATGTCTTGAAGCCTTTTCGCGCTCGAATTGTTCCATCTGTGTGAATATCTACGTTTAACATGTCGGTCATTTTAGTGCCTCCCTTATGTATGCCCTGTCTCCGCATATTTCATTACGAATGCCGTTTATGCTGGGGAATACGAAGAAGTAGTTGCTCCACCCCCTACACTTGGCGTCACACCTATCGAACGCATCTTCAAGTGTATCCACCACACCTCCAGCAGCATGAAACTTCCCGCCGACAGTCTGTTTGATGACTGGTTCAACTTTACTCATATCATTCTCCCATAAATGACATCCAGCTTTGAGGCGGGACATCTGTTAATTTGTCGTCGAAGTCTCGCTTCTCGCTCAAGGCTTCGTAAATCGAGGTATCAATAGTGTGTGCGGCGCGCAGGTGGTAGAACGTACACTTACTGGTCTGTCCGTTGCGGTAGGTGCGACCAATCGCCTGACTATAATCAATGAAGCTGTAACAAGGCGACAGGAAGATGGTAGTAT